TGAGCGTCCCCGTGATCAGGTAGGTTCCGGTCACGCTACCACCGTCCTGCACATAGGCCGCGTTTAGAAGCGTGCCGCAGTCGAGGTTCTCGGTGTCGCCGCTGGGCACCGTGCCGACGGACAGGCCGTCGAAGGTGATGGTGCCATCGGGGGCGATGGGCACCGTGTCGTTCATGAGGTCCGCCGCCGTGACCTTGGCAGCGCCCACCACATTGCCGAGGCTGTTGCGCAGGTCGGCCCTCAAGATGTGGTCCGTCGTCTGTAGGTTGGCCCCATCGAAGGTGGTGTCCGTGAGGAAAAGCTGTGTGACGCCGAACGCGTTGGCGTACATCACAGATGTCTGAGGCAGGTCGTAGGTATTACCGCTCGGCACCTGTGCCACGTTGAGCAGAGTGTCGGTCGTCCGGATGTTGGCATCGGGCGCGGTAAGCGTGAGCTGCTCACCGCAAGGGTCGGGCACGCTACCGCCGTCCAGCTCATCGTTGTTGCTGTTGACCAGCGAGTAGCTCAGGTCGTCGCACGTCGGTATCACCCACTCTCCGCCAATCAACTCTCCAACGCCCACGCCATCCTGCACAACGTCTACCGTGGCAATAGCACCGCAAGGGTCAGTGATGCTCGCATACGGCTCACCATTGACGCGCAGCGACAGCGGGTCGCACTCCCCGCCATCTGGAGGGCATGCCGTGCCACTCCATCCCGTATCGCTCGCCTCCGGTCCAACCACCAACAGTCCGATGGTCTTTACCAACCGACCCGCATTAGCAGGGTCGAGGTTCGTCGGTGATGTTTGCTCGTATACCTTCAGTTCCCAATTCCCACGCGGTGACAGTTTCACCTCACCGTCAAGGGCTGTCGGCGTGTTCGTCTCCGTGAACGTCAAAGTGAGCATCCCGCCCGTGGTATTGCTTGCCGTGGCGATGCAATACACCGAAGCATTACGCTCAGGGTCGCGGAACCACAGCAGCCAATAGGATGGCGAGAGAATGGAACGCCCTAACAGCGCGAACGTATTGGAGGCACCCCGCTCAATCTGCATCGCAGCATTCTTCGTATTGGTTGCCCCTACGCCCACGATAATCCTTTATGCCGTACGGGTACTGCCAACGCGACTTGCGCGTAATGACGCCCCCGTGGTATACGCCTTTTACCCTTTCTTCATCATCCACGTTGTCATCGTAGGTAGGGTACGTGGCGAGGTTATCCTTGAGAAACTTCAACAGCCTATCATAACCGTTGTCCGCCGCCGTCCGTGCGTCCGTCACCTGCTGTGACAGCGCACGCGAATCCACATTGTTGTACTCCGTGGAGGATACGCTATGCACGCCGTTCGCCGTTGGCTCCGCCGCCATCCGTGGCAGCGACCGTTGCAGCGTACGCCATGCCAGCGGCCCTTTGATGTAGGCCATCAACGCCAACAAATCGGCCTCCGTTGCCAACGTATCGTCAGCCTGTATGGCCGTATCCAGTTCATCGTATAGCGTCCGGCCCAGAACTTTCTCAAGCTCTTCCTGCGCCAGCTTTAGGAACGGAGCGATTTTGCGGTCATCGACATTCTTGTTCAGGCCGGTGATGTCGCGCACCGTTGCCACGCTGATTATTTTGGTCTCACAGCACGCCATCGTCTTCGGGTGTTTCGGGTTCCTCTGGGCTTTCGCTGTCCGCCTGATTTGAAGGCTGCGCAAACAAGCTACCGCCATCGGAGCCTTTCTTTGGAACCACCGAAAGGTCTGAGGTCATCGGCTGAGAAATCAAGCCCGGTATGATATTTCCGCGCTCGTCCTCAAGCTCTGGTAGGTCCATCTCTTCGCGCAGTTCATTGATGGTCGTAGAACGCAGCCGGATGGCATCGCTCATATTGTCATCCTCAAACAACTCAAGGTCGTCAATCTCCGCCTCCCACACGTCCGTTAGCCCCTCGGCATTCATCAGCCGCACCAAATCTTTTGTAATCATGTTTTGCTTCGGCTTCACGAAGCCGTGCATGAACTGATCCACAGCAGCCTTCAGCGCAGAACCCTGTGAACTCAACCCGCCCGCCGTATCCATCCGGTAAAGGATGTCCGGCACGCCATACGCCCGCACGATAACTTTCTCGGCATTGTCGCGGATTAAGTCAAGTTCCCCGGCATGGTCGCCACGGGGCAGCACGTTCAGCTGTGGCGCGTTCTCTTCGTTGGTGCCGAACGTATGAAAGATGCCGCGACCGTTCGCTCCGGTATACGCATCTTCAATATCCTTGTCGTATTGATCGAGGTCTTTGGTATCGGCGTTGATGTACGTGTGCAGGTGTACCGTAGGCTTAAACGATGTGTCAATCTGGACCTTGTTGAACACCGGCACCTTGGCCCATACCTCGCAGTCCGCCACAGCAGGCAGATACCACGGCTCAGAATAGTAATCCCTGTTCTGCTTATATGCCTTGCTATACAGCACGCTCTTAGGCTTGCGCACATCCAACGCGAAAGCGGGCAACTCCATCGGCTTGTACCTGTTCTCAGCACCGCCACGGCTACCCACCTCGGCCCAATTAGCGGACCAATAGAAGTTCTCCACCTTGCCGTCTACCAGCTTACCGCTGCGGACCCTGCTCACGTCAAGGTGGTCAAGGCGTGCCACAGCACCACCGTAGGCGCGGCGGATGACCCACGACTTTGCATTCGCCAACGCGATGTCCAACGCCGTGGCATACATGAAATCTTCCTCCGTGCTATCGGACATCCATTCTTGAAACTTCGTCTGCGCGGCTTCCACCACGTTACCCTCGCGGTCCTTGAACTTGATGCCGTTGCCAGCAATGAACGCGGCGGCCATCTCCACGCACCGCTGTAACGGCACGCAGTTGTCCGCCAACGTGCGCATGTGTTCGAGGAATAGGTTGTCCGCGCCGAAGTACACCCACGGATTACCCGTGTAGCGTTCCTCCACCAAAGGGGCGTTCGTGCCTTCCTTCAGGTATGCCTTGAACTTCGGTAGTGCCCTCATGTATGAAAAAGGGCAGGCGCTATTCACACCTGCCCCGATTTCGTGGTGTGTCCGTTAGGCCAGTACGATCAACCCGCTCTGGAAAGCGTGGGGTGCCTGCTGTTGCAGCATGGCTACCACCTTGTCGCTCTTCAGCAGTTCGTTGGTCACACGATATGCACCGTATTTGGTGGTCACGTCGATGGCCGTCTTTTCATTGCCCAGCTTGTAACCGTTGAACGCCTTACGCGCTGCGGGTGCCTGTGATGCTTTGTTGTCTTCGTTTGCCATGGCTTAGGTAGTTACTTCGTATCCGGCAAGAGTGGCGAGGGTAGCGGCCTCAGAAGCGTCCCAGAAGTGGGGGCAAGGCTCGCTCATGTTCTCGGCCCGCAGGCTGAACATATTGCCAACCTCGGCCTGATCCGACGTTCCCACATGGGTGAACAACTTGGCTCCGCTGTCCTTGCCGATGATCTTGAACACACCGGCCTTCAATTCGATAATGGCTACGATGTCGGGACCGGCGAGGGTCTCAATAAAGTTGCGCGAAGTGATGCCGAGGTCAGCGATTTTGCCGCTCATCTCGTGGTACCACGACTTCGTTTCTGCATCGTACTCTTCACGCCAAATCACGCTATCCTTGTCCAGCTTCAGGGCAAAGATGCCGTTGGTGGCGGTAAAGGTGATGTCCGTGTATTCGTTGGGCGTAGCGCCGACCGTCCAAGCGGTAATCTCGTCAAGGTTGGCGAGCCACAGGCGGTTGTGATAAACACCGGCTGCAACTTGGTTGCAGTTGTCTTCCCCGGCGAGGAAGCCTCCGGTAAGGAGTGAGCATGCTGGCATCTGTTCTGTTTTGGGTTATGCTAAGGGAGGAAGCCCGATGCTCCCTCCCGTTGCAAGGTTGTTACTTAGGATGCGGGACCGTAGTAAAGCACGCTGTTTGCGCTGATGTCGCGGATGCCGACACCGGCCTTGAAGCGGAACTTCCACCAGATGAACTCTTCGTATTGATCCATGCCCATCTTCATCGCGCCCAGATCGCTTTCGAGGTCCAAGGCCACCACAAAGTTCTTCTTGCGGGTCAGGATAACGGTACCCGTTCCGGTGAGGAAGTTCTGCTGAACAATCTCCACGCGGCTACCGGGGTGGTACACAGGGGCTGCGCTGCCATCGGCGAGGAACTGAAGACCGGGGGTAATCAGATTGTCACCGAACAACTTGCGGTAGTTCTGGAAGTAGAAGCTGTACTCCTTGGGAGACATCACCACCACCACGTTACCGGCGCTCACATCGCTGCCGAAGTCAACATCCGTGCGGGCCTGATCCACCAGAGCCTCCACGATGTTGAATACACCAGCGGCGTCCGTGCCTGCGCTACCGCCAGCGGTTGGCGTAGCCGATGCGCCTACTTCGATGCCCGTTGCGGCATACAGAAGGTCAATCCATCCGGAGGTAATCCAGTTGCTACCACCGTTCCACATCTCGTTACCGATGGCCTTGCCGGTCTGACGGGCCACATCGCTGAAGATGCCTGCCTCGAAAGCGCCCAGACCAACGTAGTGCTGGCCTGCTGCCAAGCCCTGCGCGGTGTAGTAGTCCTCCAGACCATGCACGCAAATCTGGTCACGTACCAACCCTTTCTTCAGGTTGATGGTGGTCTGTGAAATGGTGCTGTCATTGTTGCCATCAATGTCGGTGAAGCACGACGTGCCGTCCGCGATGGTGATGCTGGTGGTCAGGTTCGGCAGCTTGATGCTGTCGGCCTTCACGCCGGTGATAACCTCGCCGTACTTACGGGCGAAGGGGAGGACATCGTTGGACGCCACGGCGTCCATGAAGAAGTCCAATCGGCTCTCATCTACCCATTGGGTAAGGCCACTGTATGCGATTGCCATTGTCTAAAAGGGGTTTGGTTAGTTTAGTTCTTTCGGTTGCCGATGGCGCGATCCAATCGGTCAAGGCTCTTCGCCATGCCTTGTGCGCGTGCGCTCACTTCGGTGGCTGGCTTCTGCTCTCCTGCGGGCACCACTCCGGTGGGTGCCGCGTTGCTCACTACGGCGGGTTCGATGGGCGTGGCCTTGAGGGCTTCCACCTCTGCGACCACCTCTGCGACCTTGGCGGTGGCCTCAGCAGCCGTGGCCTTTGCGGCCTCAGCCTCTGCCGCAGCGGGCTGCAAGGCCTCCACGGCTGCGTTGGCTTCGTCCAACTGTGCTTTCATGGCCTTGTTCTCCGCGAGCAGACCAGCAACGATTTCGCCGTATTTGGCGGCAACGTTGACCTTGGCCTTAATGCGGCCTTTCAAGCCAGCTTGGATAGCTTCGGAAACGGTTACGGGGATTTCCACTTCGACCTCTTCGGTCTCAATGGCTTCCTCGTTCGCTACGGCTTCGGCTACTTCGGCATCCGTCACCACTACGGGTTCCGTTCCGGTTTCGTCAATAACCTGTGCGTCTTTAATGATGTCGCTCATGGGTGTCATATTGTTGAGGCTTGCGGCCATTTTCATCGGATCGAAAATGGCATCGGCAAACCCGTTTTCTTTTGCTGTGGTGGCATCCATGAACGTCTCGGCATCGAGCATCTTCTGCACCTTGGCGCGGGTCATTCCGCTGCGCGATGCGAAGACCTCCACCTGCCGTGCGTTGATGCTGTCGAGAACATCCTGCCCGCTGCCTTCGCTGGGTCCGTAAGCGTTGTGAATCATCAGGAACGCCGATGCCGCCATCTCCACGCGGCGTGCCGCTGCGCTGATGATAGCCGCGCCACTGGCAGCGATGCCGTAGATGCGTACCGTAACGTCTTTGCCTTTGATGTAATCGTATAGGCCAAGGGACGCAAACGCATCCCCGCCGCCGCTCATCATGGTAATGGTGACGGGCATCCCTTTGAAGAAGGACATCGCACGCATTACCTCTTCAGCCGTCGATGGGGTGATATCGCCAAGGATGGCAAGCTCTACCCCTTCGGTGGACTGTGAGCAACGTATGTTCGACGGACGCATAATACAAAGGTCCGACACGAAAAATATCCCCTTAGCCTAAATGTTAAAGAGGCCTTTTGCGAAGGGTATACTGAACGGTCGACCTACTTGTGCCGTACATCATGGCGATGCTATGCTCTATTTCGTGCTGCGGCGTGCAGGTGGTAGCTATCAACTCATGGAACCGCTCCACCACCACCGCCGTGCGGCATAGGCTATCGTCCAACGCACCGGCTTTATACAGGTCTTCCACGACATTGCGTGCCGTGATGCCGTGCCTTTTTTCAAGGATGGCGATTAGTTCATCTTTTACCTTGCTCATAGGGTGCTTCGTTGTTCGCGTACTGCTACGCGTTGCTGAACGGTGCGTAGGCTTTCCACGGGAAGGACGGGCTGTAACACCATTGTGTTGGCCTCTGCTGCCGCCTGTGCCGCGAACATGGACGTGGATGGTAGCGTGGCCCCTACAAGGCCACCCGTGGCGTAGGACTGCCGTCCCGGTGCCTGCCGTGTGAACATGGACCGGAGGCTATCGAGGTTGCCCACGCCTATGGAACGCACCACCTCTTGCGGTAGCACGTACTCCCCACGGTGAACAACGCCAGCGGGTTCGTACTTGCCGCCATCGCCAGTGTATCCACCGTCCGCGAAGCCACGGATGCGGGCCACGGCACCTAAGCCTGTGGCAAGGACAGTAGCGATAGATGCAACACGTTGGATGGATGCGGCGGGTTCAACCAACGCCGATGGTGTGCGCAGGATCTCGGTGACTCCCAGATAGGTGTTGATTGCCGCCTGAGATATTGCAAGCGCCTTTGCTGCTATGCTGTTTTGATTGAGAACACCAGACAACGCGCCAAGGGCCGTTGCGGTATCGGCCAAGGCCACGCGCTTATCGGCTTCAAGCTGAATTGCCAACTCCGAAGCATCGTTTGCGGCTTTCTGCGCATTCATGACATCGACGAAAGAACCGGCAACGGTACCGTTGGCCTCCGCCAACTTTACCGCGTTGTCTGTCTGCTCAACACGGGGGTCAATAACGCCTATCCCAGTTCCCGCATTGATGGCATCCTGAGCGGCCTTGAACTCCCGCAGTTCGTCGGTTAACACCCGCTGCGCTGCGGCTTGCTTGGTGGTCTTTTCGGTAGCTACGTCAGTGCCGATGTTCAGCGTATCCAGCAACGCGGCGGCATCAGCCTTGACCGGGTTGGAAGATGCAAGCACCTTTTCAATATCCGCCAACTCCTGCTTGTATACAGCCAGCTTGATGACGCCCTGTGCCGTTAGGTTATTCTCGTCGGCTTGCAGCTTGGCGATTTCGGCTCTCAGCTTCGCGCTGCGTGCGTCTGCGTTGGCCCTTTGCCGCTCCGCATCCCCGATGGATTGAAGGCCACGGATACGCTCCGAAGCAAACCGAATCTGCTCATCTGCAAACGAATTGGAAAGGTCGATACCCTTTACCAATTCGTTGTTGATGCCTTGTAATTGTTTTTGCACCCCCTCGCCGAACATGTCGGCGGCGTCCGGAGTCAACAGCTTGAACAGTCCGCTGAAGGCCTGAATTACGTTTCGGATAGCCGTGCCGATAATACCATCACCACTTTCAATGCCGAGCACCAACCCCTCCCATGCTGCCTTCGCCTTGTCAATGTCACCCGATAGGTTGTTGGTCTGTTCAGCGGCTACCCGTTGCGCCTCCCCTGACTTGCTAACCTCTGCCGTGAACTTTGCCACGCCTTCGGCCCCCTGCTCATACAGGACGTTAGCCGCGCGGATGGCGTCCTGTCCGAAAATGGTAGCAAGGGCGTTCAACCGCGTCTCTTCGGTCAGACCTCCCAGCCCCTTCTGCAACTGGTCGGCAGCTTCCTCAACGCCAACAAAGTTGCCCTGAGTGTCAAACAACTCAAGGCCGAACTTCTCCATTGCCTCGGCGCTCTCCCCCGTTGGTTTGGCAAGGCGCAGTAGCATAGCACGGAAAGAAGTACCGGCATCGCTACCCAAAAGGCCAGCACTGGCGAACGTGGTCAGCGCCCCAACGGTATCCTCAAGGGATAGCCCGAATTGTGATGCTACAAGGCCCGATTGATTGAGCGCGGCTCGTAGTTCGTCAACGCCACCCTGTGCAGCGTTAGCACCGCCCACAAGGGCATCGGCAACCCTACCTACGTCCGCACCGCTTAGGCCAAACTGCGTCAATGCCGATGCAGCCGTTTCCGCTGCGGATGCAAGGTCAAGGTTGCCAGCGGCGGCAAGGGTCAACGCACCCTCAAGGCCACCACCGATAATCTGTTCAGTGGTCAAGCCTGCACGGGCCAAAGCGTCCACCGCTTTGATGCTTTCGTTGGCCGTGAACCCGAACGCGGTCCCTGCCGTGCGTGCCGCTTCGGACAGGGCGTCGATATTTTCGGCATACTCTCCACCCAGCGCACTGATGCCGGAAAGCGCCTTGTCGAAATCCGCAATGGTGTTGAAGGTCGAAGTGATACCGGACACCAACACCTGAGCCGCAGCGACCACGCCAAAGAACCCCAGCGCGTAGTTCTTTAAATCGGCAACGCCAGCCTTGAACGCACCCGTGTTAGCCTGCACAGCCGTATTGACGGACTGAACACCGGCCTTGAACTGCTCCGCTGTGATGGCCCCCTTCTTGAACTCCTGCTCAAGTTGCAGGATTTCCTTTTGCACCAACTCCGAGCGGTACGCCGTCTCACCAAGTTCCTGTTGTAGCTTGTTCTGCTGATCGGCAAACTGCTTGGCCGTGACGGTGCCGTTCTTGTAGGCTGCGTTAAGTTCCTTTAGTTCGGTCTCCAGCGCGTTAGCCCGTGCATCCAACTGCCCAAGCACGCCGGACTGTTTGATGGCCTCCAGCGTAGCCTGAGCCATCTTGTCCCTGAACCGGATGCCCTCTGCGGTGAGGCCGCTAATATCGTTGGTCAGTTCCCGCGCCCGTCCGCTATTGCCACGCAAGGCGGTATCGAGCAACGCAATCTCTTCCCTGTTCTGCTTCGTGACCTGTGCCAGCTTCGCCTCCTGCGCCGCCGTGTCCTGCCCCGCCTTAGTGAGATCCTTCAGCGCCTGCTCTTCCTTTTTGATTTCGGCGTTGAGTTCCTTCTTGCGGTCCTTTAGTTCTCCCGTGTTGACGGCCAGCGCCTTAAGCTGCGCGATAGCATCGGTCGCCTCAAGGTTGATGTTTAGAACAACGTCTTTCTTTGCCATCTTACACGGGTATCAATTCGCATTCAACAGGACTATCATCGCCGAACGTTTTGCCGCTAATCTTCTGCACATAGACCCAGAAGGGTCCATACGCATCGCGCACCAACCGTGGTTTACCGAACTTGAAATTCATGAACTCATCATCGTAAAGCCTCACCAGCCCCTTGAAGTATGGACGGGTCGACCGGATGATGAAGCTACGCCAAAAGGTGTCGATGGTGCCCTGCCTCCAGTCGGAGCCGAAGGACAGGCAGGTGTCACCGGCACCGCTGCCGAGGAAGTAGGCGCGGGGAAACTGCGTCCGTGCCACGCCATCGAAGCGCCATGCTCCGGTGCGCAGACCGTCGAACACCAGAAGCCGCACCTTGTGCTCGACATAGTTGACCAGCGGCGTGCGCTCGTCCTCGAGGACCGGGATGGTCAGACCACCGAACCGTGGCCCCTCCTGCGTGGGCGCGAACTTCACCGTGATCTCCGAGTCGTCGTCACGGCCACCCGTAGCATAGGACCCTTCGCCAAGGTAAACGCCGCGTGCGTCCTTGTAGTCGATGAGCTTCTGGTCCTTGTCGTCCTCGCTGTACTTGAACCGGTAGTTGGCGGGCACCTCCGGCTGCACCTTGGAGGGTGGTGAGCTGTAGTCCACCCTGTCCTGCCAGTCGATGCCGTTGCTGATGTCCTCGAGGTAGTCCTCAAGGTATCCGACGGTCACCGTGTTGGTGGTCTGGTCCGTTCGGATGGCGAGCCTCAAGATGTTGCTCAGGCTGCTGATCACGTCGCCGACCTTTAGCGCACCGTCCATGCTCTTGCCGATGTCGAACTTGATGCCCGCCTGCCACCCCTCGTACTGCACTAAGTTGATGCGCATGGTGCTGCCCTCGACCATCGTGACGGTGTCGTCGGCCCCGAAGTCTGCGAACGTGTTCACGATAATGCGGTAGGTCTCGGTGTCCTCCAAGAGGATGTTGAACAGCTCACCGCTAAATGTGAACTGGTTGCCCACCAGCGGGAAGTAGCGCGTCTCGATGGTCGTCCAGAAGGACACGCCGGTGAGCTGCTGGAGCGCGAACACCATCCGCGTGGATGCCGAGGGGGCGTCAGGGCCGCGCACGACGGTGAACGTGGCGTCGAGCATGATGCTCCACGTGGCGTACACCGATGGCGTGAACCGGTCGTAGATGCCAGCCGTGACGCCCATCATCAAATAGGTGTCGGACACCAGCGTATCGAAGGGCAGTGAGTTGACGACCACGCGGTCGGTGGCGAGGGACACCGATGGGGAGTACTCCGCAGCGATGCCGCCACCGGCGACGATGGCACCTCCATTGTACGGGATGATGAGCTTCTTCCATATCCCAGCGAACGCTCCCGACGGCACGATGGAGAAACCCAGATTAGTGAAGAACGCCGACAGCAGACGCCACACCCGGACGGCAGGGTATAGGTCTTCCTCGATGACGTTGGTGGTGGACGTGTGGTCGCGCAGCGCACCGTAGTCGATGAGCGGGTACACGTCGGCGCGGTTGTCGTCGACCCATGACGCCTCCTGCATGGCGTTGGCGACGAACTCGCTCACGCCAAGGTCTACCTCCACGCACTTGGTGTTCTTGGCCTTGCCGATCCAGTCGGCATTATCCCCGAAGGCGGCGATGCTCACGCGGTCCTCCGACCATTCGACGGGCGTGCAGACACCCTCGAACAGCACCTGCCCCCCGTCACCGATGCGGATGGACTGCTCGCCCGCCACCGTCTCGCTCATCGCTGGACCGCCAAGGGCGATGCGCGTGGCGTTGGTGTTGGGGATGTCGAACGTGGTGGAGGTCGAGCCGCGCGTCTTTGACGGGTCGATGATCTCGATGAGGGAGTAGGTGAACTCCGGCAGCTCGTCAGGTGACAGCAGCACCTCGGTGCCTCCGATGTATAGCCTCATGTCCGCTGCGTTGCGTTATCCACCCCGAGCTGGTACTGGATAACGAAACGCTCGGCACGCCCGCTATCTCGGTCTCCTGCTGTCTCTGTGGTTATCGGGATGATGTTCGTCCACCACCCGTCGCGGATCTGCGTGAAGATATTGGCGCTCTCGAACATTTCCTCCGCCACCACCCTCAACTCCTTGGGCAGGAGAAAGCCGCTCGATATGGTGTACTTGCGCTGCGGCGTGGTCCGCCACACGCGGCTCTGGTAGTCGTTCGTGAAGGTCTGCCCCGTGAAGGCCAGCACATCGGGGATAGCCATGTTGGGCTTGCTCAGGATATCGCGGCGCACCGACATCTGGCGCGTCTCATCGCCTTGGAAGGTGAACGCATCCACGCCGCCCAGCTTGTTGAGGTAGTACCACCGCTTGTTAATGCCCTTGCACGCCTCGATATTGAAGGTCCATATCTCCGACATCCGTGCCGACGTGCTGCCGTTGATGAGGTACACTTGGAACTTCACAGCCCCGGCAGGTGCCGTGTGTGCTGCCAGCCCCACGTTGGCGATGTATGATGTAGCGCCGAGGTTGGCGTTGCCGGGGTTGCCGATGTCCGCCGTGCTCAGGATGGTGCCCGTGGCATCACCGTAGCGGATGCGCATCTTGCCACGCGACAGGGGCGTGCCCTGCCACAGGAACGCAAGGAAGAAGGCATCACCCGACCGTATAGTGGTCAGGTCACGGTCCATGTAGGACAGGAACCGCTTGCTGGTGACAGGACCACCGACACCGATGGTGTTCATCACATAGTCGTCGCTGAAGCTATCCGCCCAGTCGAGGTCCACGGTCCCGTCCCGCTCGGTGTGGTGGTATGGGTGGATGGCGTTGACGGCCACCTGGTTGAAGATCTCAAAGCCGGTCTCATCAGGACCGTCGAACCGCGTGAAGGTCACCACGCCGAGGGGGCTGACCACGTCATAGCCCGCAAACATGCGGACGCTGTACTTCATCGAGATGTACCCCTCCGCGTTGGTGATGGCGGTGGTGTTGGCCGTGACGAGGTTCTTGATGTCCTTGAAGTGGCGTGCGATGACGTCGCGGCAGTCCAGCTCAAAGATGTAGGCGGGGCTACCCAAGAAGTCCGGCAGCAGCACGGGCTTGAGGGAGAACTCGACCGGCTGTGGGATGTTGGGACCATACACCACGGCGAACACCGTGTAGTTGCCCTTCACCTTGCAGACGCTGCCGCCGACGGTGTCGATGCCCACATAGGTAGCAGCCACCACCATCAGGCTGTCCGACAGCACGCGGGTGACGCGGTAGGTGCCGGGGTAGCGCGACGTGCCGGAGAGGTCATCCGGTGCCGCGTTCAACGGCAAGGCCACCAGCTCGTTGTTGTATAAGGTCGCCGAGGTGTGCTCCACCACCACGTCGGTCGAGGAGATGCCGTACAGGTCCACCTCCGTGGACGTGGCAAGGCGGACGGCTACCGCCTGCGCACTGGCGCTGAACACCGACGGCGGCAGGTAGTCAGGGCTCGACACGCGGTACACGATAGGCCTGTACGCGCTGTGGTAGTCGAAGGGGTAGTATAGCGGGTTGAACGACATCAGTTGATCCAGCAGTATTCGACGATGGCCGTGCTACTGGAGGTGCGTGCATGGACGCCGACGACCTCGCTGACGACATTGAAGTCGCTGATGAACAGCTTGGGAATCACCATGACGCCACCAGCGATCAGGTTGAAGATGGCGTAGTCATAGGTGTCGGCAGGAGACATGGTGACGCGCACCGCCACATCCACCGTCCCCGCATTGTACAGCAGCAGCGCCGTGCGGTGGATGGCACTCCCCGCCATCACCTCGTAGGTGTTGCCGATGGTCTGCGACCCGGTGATCATGTTGCTGGCCTCGATAGTCTCTCCGCCGCTGACCGTGCGTGCCTCACCATCGATGGTGACGGATGCGCTGTATTGGATATTGAGGTTCATCAGCTGATCAGTTTAAGACCCACCAACGATGCGTTGTTCAGCGGGCCTGTTAGTAGGCTGTAAGAGGCACCGACGAGGTCGTTGTCCGGCGTGTGCGTTGCCGTGGCGCTGAACTTCGCCGCGCCGGTGAAGCCGGTGCCCACGCCGCTATACATCACGAACGGTAGGTGCGTTGGCAGTATCGGACCCAATGGCGTGGTGCCCTCATTCAGCAGCAGCTTGACGAGGCTTCCACGCGCCTTGTTGGCGAACAGCACAACGGCAGCGCCGCTATAACTGATGGTGCCGACACCACCGCCCTCGGTGGCGAAGATGCTGCCGGAGTCTCCCGTCTGTATAAGCGCCGTGTCCACCACGATGGAGGCGCTGCGGCTCCACGTCACACCGTTGCCGGAGGCCGTGATGGTGATGGTCATGGTTGGCATTATCGTAGTCCTGTCGTTAGTTCGTTTACGAAGATAGTCCCTATCACATCCCCCACCGCACCCATCGCATCGTCAAGGCTCTTTCCGCCCTGCCACTCCACAATAGATTGCTCGAAGATGTTAGCGTTCTTCATCCTGTAATCCTTGCTGCCCTCCTTGGCAATGCGCTTCGCCACAGCCCACGCCGAAATGGTCAACCCCCGTGCCTCCACCCACCGTTGGATATTCTGCACAGGCGGCATCCGCCCCGGCCCTCGACCGTTGCCCATCCACTTCCAGTTTTCATTCGCCTCAAGGCGTGCGAAGAGTGCCCCGGGATACGCCGTGACGGTGTGCGTCATGGACCCTACCGTGGCACCCGTGGCGTTCTTGTCGCGCTCGGCAGCGTTCGCCCTAATCCTATCCTCAAGGTCTACCATAGCCGCCTCAAAGGCTGGCTTGGCGGGTGACAGGTCCGGGTTAGCTAAAGTAGCCATCTGGGCAAGGGGCTGGGATGTTGTTCTTTATCGTAAAGTTCAGCCTCGCACCCGTCCGCATGGACCCCGCAGCATCCCATACCGCCACGAACGTAGGGGAAGTCTCAATGCCGAGGTCAATGGTGATCCCTTGATAGGTGATGCTGTCGAGCACGTACAACTGCCTAAAGCGGTAGAAGCACTGCCGAGCGATGGCCTCCATCCGCTCGTAGGCATCATCGCGCTGTGCCGTATCCCTGTCGCTATCGGTGGTGTCCACAAAGAGACAATCCACGGTAAAGGTATCGTAGCTGTAAGAGGAACCCCGGTCGGGTGGTGTGATGACCACGCCGGATGCCGGTGGTGACCAGATGCAAGCGGGGTAGGCTTGGTCCTGATCGGCGTCAAGGGCTTCGTTCCATACGGAAGACCACGAAACGCCTACGCGGTGACTTTCCACCACAGCCTTGAATAGTTCCCGGATGATATCTACCGTCACCATATTGGGCAAAGGTAGCCACGTAAATACCCGCCCTTAGCCTAAAGGTTAGGCTAACAATGCTATCGCTTACCCCTTGGCGCTGCGTTCTCCAATATCTTTTGATACCGCTCCTGTATGCGGCCCTCCAGCATATCCCGGTTGCGCATGAAGCCGAGCACCGTCAAGCATTCCGCCGTGCTATACCTGCTCACCTCGCCTTTCTCCCCAAAGAGGGCAACGAGAATGGGCTTGGCTTCCGCTAATTGGACGAAGGTGCTGAACCATCCGTAACGGCGCTCAAGTCTGTCAGCCCCTGCTGAAGCAATTGCAGCGCGAAGCTCACTCTTCGGTTCATAAAGAGGCTCATGACGTCTCGATACCTGTTCCCGCTGCCTAAAAAAAAAGAGTGCAACCCGATGGGAACTTCAATAGGACACTCTTTGAACGCTTCCACCTTGCTATCCGTAAGGCTTCCATCGTAATCCTTGCCCTCCTCCACCAGAAGGTGAGCCATGACCACGGGCAGCATGTCGGCACCGTTCTCAATCTTGTCGAGGGCGGCGTTGAGGTCCGCCCACTGGCCGAAGGTTGTCTCCGCTTCGATGTTCTGGGGGATGGTGTAGGTAACCCCCTGCCATTCGTAGGTGGTAGGCGGCTTCCATGTCTCCACCCGATACGCTGCGGCCTTACCGATAAGACTACCCAAGGCCGTAACAAGGCGCTCCATCTCCCCAACGGGGACGCGCAATAGGTCGGGCTTTGGAATCTTGACCCATCGGTGGATGAGGTCTATGGTGGCGTCAAGCTCGGACCCCTGTGGTACTTCGGGCGGGTGAACGATGTGCATCCATTCGCGCAGCGTCAGGGCTTCGATTCCTCGGACGGCGTAGGTACGCTTCTTGCCCGTTCCCTTGTCGGTGATAGTGATGGCTGTCATGGTCGTTTGTGTGTGCTAAAATGCTGCTGTATGGCCGCTCTTGTGCCTTCCTTGTGGTACCTCTTACCCTTGGCGCGAAGGTAGCTACTGCCCACCGTATCCGGTCGAAGCTCGAACACCATCCGCATCATGAGCGCATCGGAGAAGTCAGGGCTTCGGCCTATTCCCTCTTTGACCCTTTCCTTGGGCAAGATACGCAGCTTCATATCACTGTCCATCTTGTCCCGCTTCACCCATGCAAGCTCCTCAGATAGCTTGTCACGATATCCGTCGGGCATCCAATGCAACTCCCTTTCGTTGATGTGCTCAGACAACAGGTAGTAACATTGTGCCTTGAGGTTGACAAAGTTGACCTCCTGACCTTTGACCGGGATAGGCTTAGCCCCGCCCTTGAACGCATAGCACCCCGGCAGAAGGTCCACCACACCGCCCCCGATGCCGTCATCGTCAATGGCGATATTGGAACGCCCTACCCCTTCCATCTTGCTCATGGACGTGATAGCCGCTGCCGCTTCGGGCACGCTGCTCTTTTCCATGACCGTGACGTGCAGGATGCGTAGCCCTTCCCATAGGCAAATGACCGTCAGGTCGTGACCGTATCGGGCTATGTCCGCCGTAATGTACTTCCCTTGCGCTGGGACGTGTTCGTTCGTGTATAGGTCATGGATGGCGTCCGGTTCGATTAGTCGGGCGGGGTCGTTATCGTAGTCCCAATCGCCAAGAAGTAGTCGGGCACGGTCTGGCCCCTTGAGCTTTTCCAGTTGCTCAATGTAGTATGGGCTAATGTTCGGGTTGTCCGTGACAAGGGCACCGACGAACGCACGGTAAGGCTCCAATGTCCCTGCCTTGGCGGGTTGGTAGAACTCGCTGTATACCCAATTCCGTGCAGGGTTGCACGTCATGAGCATCTTTGGGACAAGGCCGAACTCGTCAAGCTTGTAACGGATGCGGCTCCCCACGATGGCCTTGGCCTTAGCCGTCACCTGATTCGCTTCGTCGATGAACGCGCCGGTAAGTTCAAGTGATCCAAGTTCGTCAAAGTTGGGGTCGGCAGGGTATGCGAATAGGTCTTTGAGCAGGATGGTGGAACGGCCTATGGTGATGGTCCCGGCTTGACCGTTATACACGTAGTCCAACCCTGCTTCTGCGCCAATGAAGCTGCACACGTCAAAGAACGATTGCAGGGTAGTTTCCTTCAGGGTCTTACCCACGGCCCTACCCATTAGCCAACGGGTTCCGGGGTACTTCTGTGCGTTCCTGAACAGCCATAAAGCCCCAAGCCATGACTTCCCACCACCCGCAGCCCCACCGTATAGGACTTCGGTGTGGTCCTTACTGTTCAGGTAGTACCACGCAAGGCGCTGTTTAGCTGATAGTATCTGGGCTATCTCCATCGAAGTCGACAATGACGATGCGCTTCTGGATTTCTCCCTTGTGCTCGATTGACTTCAGCTTGGGGTGAACGTATTGTGCCACCTCCTTGCATGCTTGAAGCCTTAGCTCTATGTCGCTGGTGGTGGTGGCGATTTTTGCCATCGCAATGACGGGGTCCCAATCCGGAAACTCATTGGCAAGCATGTCCAATAGCTTGGCCTTGTCCTTGTTAGGAGTGCCAGCTTGCCGTCCGCCCCTACGCTCACCCGGTTGTGATCCTCTTGGCATCGCTACTTCTACTACCTTAGTGATACCTTCTTAGGGCGTCCGCGCTTCTTAGAACGAGGTTGAGGGGCCTCTACGGGCGTCTGTTCATCTTGTTCCCCTGTCATGTGCTGTGCCCACTCTTCGGGGATGGCGTTCACGGGGTCGGGAACGATGCGGCATCCGCGTGCGATGCAGGCGAGGATATTGGCCGCGCCGTAGCGCAGTGCGCCGGGTGTTGTTCCGTCTGTCAGGGTCAGGCGTGCTCGTATCATGCTATGGGCCACTTGTTGATTGGGCACCGGAACCGCTTGAAGGATGCTTTGATATCTACGAAGCATCCGCACTTGCCACAGTTCAGGCCGGGCCAAGATAGGTGTTCACAGGGGTCGTTAGCTTCATCGCCTTTGCAGATGTTCAGGCGGCGGGTTCTAAGCGATTCGCTGGACTCCCCTCCGATGGGTGGGATACCGGCTATCTCACGAAGGATGTTCAGGCACTTGACGTTACAGGCGAAGCACCCTTTGGAGGTGGGTCGGTAGTTGGCTACGGCGTTAGCCAATGCAAAAGCCTCTCCCTTATTACCGTTCCATTCTATTTGGTTCGGCAGGTAGGAAGTCTCTTTGACTATGGCCGTGGCCCTTGCTACCTCTTCGTTCGTAGCTTCGCGCATGATGGGCAAAGATATGACATTTTCGACGTGCTTTCACGGAAGGGCTTGGCTATCAGCGAAATTCCTTGAGCATACCACGCCGCTGGGCAGGGTGGTGGCGGCATGTAGCAACGGGGATGCTGAGAACATTGCGCTTTGCGAGCGGTACGGCGTGGAGCATGTGGTGGTAGAGAACAAGCCTTTGGGCTTGAAGCACGAGGCTGCGATGGACCTTGCACGGAAGTACGGCGGTCCTGTGATGGTGCTGCCGTCCGATGATTTTGTGAACCCGGCCTATGTGTCGGCTGCTCTGGCATCGGGTGCCGACTATGTGTTCCCGGCATCGTGTGGGTTCCTTGAGCATGCCACGGGGAAATCGTGTGTGATGCGATGGGACGGCGGTAACGGCCTGCTGTATGGTGCGGGGCGTGTGCTGTCGGGCAAGGTGTTGGATATGGTGCCACGGCTATGGACGCCAACGCGGAACCGTGGCCTCGACCAAGATAGCCACTGCACTATATTAGCGGCGGGCTTTGTCCCTGTCGCGGTTGACTGTGCGGGTGTATGTCTGACGGATATCAAAACGGGGGAGAACCTTTGGGGGTATGGTCAGGTGGCGGGGCGTGCGTCTGCGGTGCCTGCTGAGGTCGTCACGTCACACTTTAGGCTCCACGTATAGGATGCCGCGCTTCGCCCCTTCGGCTTTGTCGTTATAGTGGTATTCCCATCCGCCTTCCCCATAGATGGCATCTAAGTGGTTGGTAATGGCCGAGAGTTCAAACGGGCGTCCGTCAGGGAAGTGGTCATAGCCGAGGTCCGGGCGTCCGGGCACCTTCCAATCGTGAATCATAAGGACCGGGCGGTTATTCATCTCGGCAATGGCCTCAAGTTCTGCCAACAACGGACAGACATCGCCCCAGTGGGCATCTAAGAAGTAAAGCCCAAGATAACGCCCTCCATAATGACGTATTCCGTCAGGGCTGTTCTCAAGGAAGTTCAGCACGCTTTGGCTGTCTTTAAGCCTTTCCGCTGCTATCTCAAATGTTGGTCGGTGTATCTCACAGGTAATAACCTGTTCAAAGTGCTCAGCAAAGAACAGGGTGGTGGACCCGTAGCAGGTGCCCGTCTCAAAGGCGTGGGTTAGTCCGTGCTTGGCCCTCAGTCGCAATACCTCGGCAACGGCATACCCGTCACCGTTGAACGGGTACTCTTGAAAAGGCATCAGGCGCTTGACGCCGGACGGCATCGGGTAGGGGACTAAACTGGTATCCATCGGTCGGTGGTGTTTGGTTTATGGCCGTATTGTTGTTTATAGTCGATGTGGATGGGCGTCTCTTCCGTCACGAGGTCGTTCCGCATCGCCACGGCATTGATGCCCTCCATGTGGACTACCGTGTAGAAGTTCCAATAAGCCAAATCGTCGAACGCACCGAACGACATCCCGAAGTGATCGTCGTCCTTCCATGTCCGATCCGCGTGATAGGGCACCACGTACTTGTCCGTGGCAAGCTTAAAACGTGGGTTGATCTCGGCCATAATGAGGGCCGGTTTGTATACTTTAAGGTATTCCTGCAGAATCCAATAATCGTTCCCGTCAATGTCGATGGATAGGAAGTCGGGGTCTGGGTGGCCCTTGCATAGTTCCACGATGTTTTCCCGTGTGATCCATGCCTGCACAACCTCGGCATTGCCGTGGTTGTTCCCGTCAATCATAAGGCCAGTGGCACCATGGCGCTCGATAAGGTCGCGAACGTTGGACAGGCGGTATCCGTCTCCGGCACCGATGTCTACGAACGTGGGCTTGTCAAGGCGTCCGATCAGCGCAAGGTACTTGGCGATTACTTCGTATTCGTTGGTCTGGCAGTGCATGTTATCGGGGTCTTTGTGTCCATGAGGTGACCGGAATCTTGGGTTCCGGCTTGAAGAATTGCCACCACGGCCTGTTTCTCCACTTTGTGTGATCAATGAAGAATTTGTCGATCAATTTTGATTCGTGCTCAAGCTTGGCATATTGTGCATGGTCCTGCTCACGTTGTCGGGACAATTCTGCCTCTATCATTTTCTCAGACATTCCCGATTCGCGCAGATCCTGCTCTAACCCTGCGAAGCTGTGGTAATCCATTGTTCTAAGTTTTGGATGCGGTTATGCCAGCGTTCGCATTGGTAGGTGTCCAATGCAATAAACTCACGGCGTGCTGTTGTCGCTGGGTGGTTCATGTATCCGTTCACGATGTCGAAGATAGCGGAGTGCTCCATCCGTGTGGCCTCAATGGTTGGGCACCCGCACCCATTGCTGCGGAGGAACCGGTCGGAAAAGAAACCCGGCCTATCGTAGTGGTCGAAGTTGATTGCTACGGTAGCACCCCTGTAAATCGCCGCCTCTTCGTCGGGATGCACACGCCTCGACCACCCCCATCCTCCGCCATACACTACGAAGTCAGGGCCGAACTCACTACGCATGGCCTGCACCATCTCGGCACGCTTCACGGACAAAGGGAACCGGTCGCCGTAGTTGTTGCCCATGAACACGATGGGTGGGCCTGCCTTGACGGGTCCGTCGGGTCGGTAGATAAGCTCATCGTATCCCACTTGCAGGAACCGCGCATCAAAGCCCAATGCCTGCATCTCCAGCACGTCCGGCATGTTAGTAAACGCTGTGACGGTGACGTTAGCGGCCATGTCTATGTAGTGCTGTGGTAGCGGGTGGCGGACATCCCCGGTCCAGTTTACCACGAAGGTTCCACGGTCGCGCATCGCACGCACCAAATCACCATCCACAATGTCGGTGGCTTGTAACTGCATGAACAGCATATCGACCTCCAAGGTCTTCAATGCCGCGTCCGTCTGCTTGCGGTCCTTCCAGTCGATGCTGAAAACGTTATGGCCGCGCTCTCGGAAGGCACGCTCGATGGCAAGGTTCGGGATGCTGTTGATGCCGATGTGCAGTACGTTCATAGGGCGCAAGGTAAGACCATTTTATACGGTGGACCGTAGCGGTACGGCTTCGGCTGTCCCCGCCCTCCGCCATACGTCCGGAACCCGCTTTGGTGGACGTGAATAGCGCGGATGGAGAGACAGGGGTTGATCACATCAAAATAGTGCGCGTCAAGGATATGCGCCAACACGTTGTCCACCCCCGGCACGCCCATCTTCACGGGTGCGTCGATATGGTGAGGCCCGCCCTTGACCATCCACGCATCTTGACTGTCCTTCAGATGCCACGGGACCAACACGTTATCGGTCAGGTCATATCGGGATAGGGCGTAGACGGTACGGGGCGGCATGTCTGTGGGTAGCGTCTCATCAAAGCAAATGTCACCGTTAGCGATGACGTTGATGGCGTCCGGCTTGCACAAGGCGAATAGTTCGGTGAAGTCGGGACGGCCTGTGATGGGCGTCACCTCATCAAATATGGCATCGTTAACGGACCACGCGTAGAGCAGTTCGGCCTGCCGTTCGGGTGGCCCGTAGAGTTCACGGGGTTGGATTAGGTGTGTCATGGGGTTGGTGGCGGTCCAAGGGCGTTGAGGTTATCGCAGCCCCGGACCTACCACGGTGGGTTTAGAGATAGCCGTAGTATGCAACACCGTCACAAATCCACAGCTTTGTCAGTCCGTTCAGGACACCATCAACGGCGGGTTGCCAGTCGAGGTGCTTCTTATCGCCGTTTTCTTTAGGGTTGGCATCCGTAACACATGCAACAAGGTTGGTGCATTCGTAGTTGCGCTTGGTGAATCCGTTGTTCTTGAAGGTTGCCATTGTGGTAGGTGTTTGTTGTTGTTGACCCGACAAATGTAGGCAAACTTTCCACCGGTGCAACACCGGGAACAAATATTTTCACAGTTTAGAACGATTCTAAATAGGGAACCGTTCCGGGTAGCACTTCCGTAGCACCGTCAACACCTCGTCAACGCTACGCAATGTCTCCACCCTCCACCCGCAACCGCGCAGCTTACCCGCCCATTCTTCCTGCGATGCGCTGGGCTTGTTCTTTCCCACCTTCAGTTCTATGGCAAGGCCGTTAATCCAGTAGCCGCGTACTTCGTTAAGGTCACGGTCGCTTTCGTCGGATCCGGGATCTGGGAACGGCTGGAAGATTAAACAATCCGGCACCCCAGCTTTCATGCCCTTGGCTTTTAGGTGCGCCCCCGTGCGCGGGTTCCTGAACCCTTCCATCGGCGGGTGGAACCACGTCAGGCCCGATGCGTCCAGCACCTTGGCAACGGCGCGTTGCAGGTCGTTCTCAGTTCTCATCTTGTGTCCGGTCAAATCGTCCGTGGTTATATCCCCGGTCCCATTCCATCGCGTCCATCGTGCCGTATGGGTAGGGGTTTGCGGGCAAGTCGTCCGGGGCTTCGGTGCGCATGAATCGCCCTATCCGTAGCCCCTTGCTGTATGGTGCGCTCATGGGTTCAAAAGTTGCCATTGCTTGTTGCGTGTCTTTGACGTAAATATCCTGTCCACATGGACCTCGTTCCTACGTGCCCACTCCCGTACCGTCTGGTCCGATGCGCCGGGGTAATGCACAAGGAACTGTTCACCGACCATCACAGACGCCCAAAGTAGCTGCCAGTCATTCCGGCCTTTGCCAAGTTGGATGACGCGTCTACGGGCCGCTATCGCCTTGGATAGCACCTTAACCAACGGCTCAGAAGGGCATGAAATCATCTTTCTCAGGTTGTACGCGTCCGGCATCGAAGCCTTGGCGCGGGTTAAATGTAGGCACCTGCCCCAACAACGGCTCCACCTTGTCCAACATCCGAACACCGGGACCGTCGAACATTAACTGCGCTATCCCATCCTCCCCGTCCCGGTTCTTGGCAATGATGAAATCCACGCCATCATCGGCGGCGGCATCGTAGTACCGCGCCCTGTGCAGGAACGTGACCGCCTCCGCATCCTGTTCTATCTCTCCGCTGTCCCGCAGGTCCGTCAGCATTGGAGGTTTTACCGCAGTACCCTTCACCGGCCTGTTCAACTGTGCAAGCACGATGAACGGAAGGTCGATCTCTTTGGACAACACCCGTAGTTCGTTGCTGATAGCCGTCATGCGATCGTACCCCGCCTTTTGCCGCGTGCTTGGCTGAAGTAGTCCAATGTAGTCAATCCACACCACGTCAATGCTTTGCTTCCTTCGCGCCCTGTCCAGACGGGCGGCAAGGCTACTGACCTTCAGCGATGCGCTCTCGTTGATTACCATCCGTGACAATGCTTCGGCGTTCTCCACGTACCACCGCCCACGCGTGTCCATGTCCTGCATGTCAAGCATCCGGCGCTTGGCCTTCCACAACGGTATCCCGGCCTCCCCGCAGGCAAGGCGATTGGCAAGGTTCGTGTCCCGCATCTCCATCTCCAACACGTAGGGACGGTGACCTAACTTGGCCTGCCTCCATGCGGATGACAGCATGAACGAGGTTTTGCCCATCGCAGGACGCGCCCCGATGATTGTAACCGTTCCGGGTTCCGCACGTAGCTTTTGGTCAATGGCATCGAAGCCGAACCGTATCCCACGGTCGGGGTCGTTCGCGTCCACCACCTGACCCATGATCTGGGCCATGTTCCGTTCCTCCCCGCTTCCGTGTTCGTTTAGGATGCGAATCTCACTACCAGCCTCGGCCAATGTATCGAACACGTCCGCCGTGGGTTCGTACCCGCGCTTTATCAGCCGGTCACCGATGGCAATGATTTGGCGACCGATAAAGCACTGAACGATTAGACGGGCATGGTAGACCACGTTGGCGCTGCTGGCTACATTGTTGGTCAGAGTCGAGATGTAGAACGCCCCGCCCACCTCGTCAAGCCTGCCAGCGGCCCGTAGACGCATCGTGACTGTCAGGATGTCGATAGGGTCACGACGTGCGTACATCGTGGCAAGGATGCCCCAGATTACCCCGTGCCGGGTATCGTAGAACGCTTCGGGCGTAAGGATGTCGGCCACGTCAGCTACGGCATGGGCTTCGAGCATACAGGCACCTAACACGGCCTGTTCAAGTTCCACCGCGCTGGGTGGCATCATTGCCGGTTCGGTCATTGTATCCATGGCTTTGCGGTTGGGGATGGTGTAAGCGGTGCTGGCTTGGCCGGGAAGTTGTTTCGCTTCCAAGTACCCATCCGCTTGGCAATGTCGAAGCGGTCTGCGCTTGCGTAGCGCGGCTTCGTTTCAGGATGCCCCTCGGTCCAGTAGTCAAAGAATGCCTTTGCTTCAGCATCGGACAGGATTTTGTGCTCCATGTGTATGCTCAGGCACTTGGCCCTGAATTGATCAAAGTCGAGGCGCGTTGTAACCACGTTAGTGGTTACTTCTTTACTTCTTAAATTCTTTCCTTCTTCTATTGTTGCCGGTTGTTGGCCGATGGTTGGTCGGTTGTTGGTCGTTTGTTGGTCGGTTGGTTGGCCGGTTGGTTGGTCGTTGTTCTGATACTTCGCCCAATTTACAAGGGTTACAGCGGTCCAGTGGTTGGCCGTTTTCGTGGTCGCTTCTCCGGTCTGTTTCAGCTTCGCCAGCGTCCGTCTTAGTTTTCCCCTTGACCAGCCGAAGGTATCAGCCAACTTGTCCAGCGATGTTACCACGGTTCCGGGTGGTACAATATTGCCCCTGAAATTGCCCTGCTTCCAGTTGACGGTGAGCAATAGGTGGAGGAATAGCACAGTGACCGATTCGTCACCGTACCACTCCCAATCCAATAGGCTCCGATGAATGCGGATGTATCCTTCGCGGTTCATCAGAACTTTTCTACTGGCTCAGACCACTGCGGAACATAGGCCCACTGATACGGCACTGAAAGGTCTTCATATTGCCACCATCCTGTCCATCGGATCAAAACCACGCTTGTTTTTTTGTCTGCAGAACGCTTGCAGATTAGGACGTTCGCCCCGTGTGATGGGAACGCATCCTTAAAAGAGAACCATTCAATCTTCATCATCTTGCTACGCAAAACGCCCCGCAGGTACTCGCTTCCGTGTCAGCGGATGCTTTCCCATTGGGGCGGTATGAAGTTGCGTTTCCATCGCTGTCTGACACCAGCGGCTACCTTTCGGCGGCTGTCAAATATACATCAAAGTTGCTCACGATATTGCTTCACTCGCCGCAAAAATTCAGCGTGCGCCTCTTGCAATTCGTCAAGCTGTCTCCAATACAACTGTGGCTTGTCGCGTCCATCAATAAACAGCACCACGCAAGCACAGTTCACATTGGTCCCTGCTTCCATCAACGCGCCGTAGTACGCGCCTAACTGGTGGTTATAGTCGCTAAGGTACTTCTTAGGCTTCCACTTCGTTGACCCCTTGAAATCGACCAGAATATTCCGGTCGTTCATCCTTAGCACAGCATCCAAACGGCCTTGGTATTGGTTCATGTGCGACACCACGACAAGTTCATGGGCAACGAACTCATAGCCTTTCAGGTATTCGCTTATGCGCGTGTCTTCACACTCTCCGCTGTCCATGAACGTCTCCACCATTTCGTCGATGACGTTGCCTCGCGCCATTGCAGCCTGCCGTATTCGTCCGGCCTCTTCCTCTCCGACACGTTGCTTCCACGATTCAAGTGCAGCACGCTTCTCAGGGGCCATTGTCGCGTCAAGTATGCGCGATACGCTTGGGTACTTCATGGCTGACTGTTTCGTTGGTTAATCTCAATCCTTTTCAAAGCATCGTACCAAATTGACCTTGGTGCCTGAAATCCAAGTGCGGTCATGTGGTGGTCGTTCCTCAGTATTGCTATCGCTATGGCCTTGTACGATGGCGCAAGGCTTTCATCCATCAATGCATCAGGAACTTCGTCTGGAATATCATCCAAATAGCCCCGGAGCATCCACTCTTTTATGTATTTGTCTATCCTGTCGCGCATCCGTCCATTTCGTTAGTACATCATGTGCGGCCTTGTTTGCCGCTTTGCATTCATCTTGGCTCATTAACATGAACCCTGCCCTGTGCTTCCTTGAAACGCCTGTGTCAATACACATAGCAGCCTGACCTAACCAAGCAATGCGGTTGATGTTCGGGTTGGTCAGAAAGTGTTCACAGGACTTCGGCCATTCGTTTATCACGCGTTCCATCGCTGCGTTGAACCTTGGAATGTCCCGAAGAAAAGTTGCGTATGCCGCTTTAGCCTCGTCCATGGACAGAGCGGTCTTACCATCATACATTCCTGCATGATAGCACTCCCACTCTGTCCAAGGATGAAACACCTGCTTCATTCCGCCTCTGCTTCAAACTCCATCTCATCCTCTGTCAGTTCACGCTCTTCGGCATCCCAGCTATTTGAAAAGTCCCTGTTTGCGAACAGGGCTGCAACGCCTGTAATCTGCTTCATCCTCAAAAGTTCGTCAGGAGACATTCCAATGTGATTGCAAATCCAACGATCTCCCTTGCCCATCTCTACCAACTCCGAAACGATAGTGCTCATCAGTTCAATGTTGTGCGAACCTCTGGCTCGGTTGTGGCGGATGGTTGATGCCATACGGTCGCCAAGCTCCTTGTCGATTACCACGATAGGAAGCGTTCCGCGTTCACGTTCACGGATGCGCTCCGATGTCCTTCCAACCGTGTATCGGTGGAATCCATCGACAACGATGTACATATCGTTGGCCTTGTCGTAGAACGTTACGATGGGCTGCGTGAAACCATCCTCCCAAATGGAAGTCTCAAGCAGAGCCATTTCGGGAGGCGCTACGGAGTTTGGGTTATAGTCGTTTGCCTTCAACTTCTCTAATGGCACCCGCTTTACGCCATAGACAGGCGATACGAATGCGGGCTGCTCATCGCTCCCAAAGGTCATTTGTTCCTGAGTATTCATGTTGTTTGGTTTGTGGGGTGTATGATCCATCTTCGTTGTGTACTTCGGTGCCGGACACGGGCGGGTTGAACACGGAGATTAACACCGTGTCCGTAGTTGCTTGAAAGGTGTGATTGTCATGATTGTCCAATACGTAGACAGTATCTACGCGGATCAAGTGACGCTCTCCAGTAATCAGGTTGGTCAGGATGCCTCCGCCTTGAATGCAGTAGCACGCCTCAAGGTGGTGCGTGTAGTGCCAGTGCTGTGGCGGACCTTTTGGTATCAACGTTTTGTGCATGGAGAATCCCATTCCATCGCTTTCTAACAATGCCCTCATGCTTTTAAATCCACCCTTGGGACAATCAACTTCCCTTGGCGTTCCAAAGAGGTCTAAAATCCTTACAATCTTCATAGCTTCCGGTATTTGGCGGTGATTTTGCGTTGACGCTCCATCTGCTCTTTCGTTGGCGCAAGTCCAAGGTACTTGCAGGTATGGTCATTCTTTAAAATGGTGATGGCAAACCGTTTCCAAGATGTCACTTCTCCATTGTGGCAACTCAGCATGTCCAAGTGGTCAGGCACTCGATGGATACGCACACGGTCCAACGTTTTTTTGCCATGGGCTGTCTTGCCGTTAATGGTATGATTTATACCGGCTTGCTGCAACTCCTGAATAGTCTCGGCTTTTAGTCCGCGCCCCGTCCGTGCCCAGAACGATATTGATTGGATGAAGCGCTTCTTAAAATTTTCCCCCACTTCTTTAGGCAGCGTATCTAACAGGAACTTCACAAAGGACTTCCATGTATGGTTCGCAGGTAGCTTAAAGCTGCGATAGCCAAGCTGCTTGCCGTAGGTAGCGACAAAGTTAGCCCCCTGAACTCTGGCGCATAGCTTGGCCCACGTGTGGCCGTCAATCACCCTGTAAAGGCCAAGGCTGGACTTGCTTTCGCTCATGAATGGTGATGCAACTCGCATCTTTGAGACGGGAACCCCGGCTTTGTAGAACACGTCATATAGCCCGTTGTACTCCCAATCAAACTTGGCGTTGGCCGTCCAAATGTCTTCGGTGCGCCAATCGTAAATCGGATAGCAGTTGTAGACAAACTGACCGTTCTTCTTTGTCCAGTTTTTACCGTGTAGCGTTTCCTTCCGCTCGTTCATGATGGCACGGAAACGGTTGAGGCTTTCGGCTGTTCGGATGCCGATAAGGCATGCACAACTTTCGCCTTGTGCGTACCACTCTCCGAAGCTATCCCAGAACTCATCGTAATTCATATTCTCACGGAAGAACGGATATTTGTGGTTATGCAGGTTCACGATGTATTCCTCCTGAGACATAGGGCGAATCCATCGGTCCTTGTCGTTCTCACCCCAACACTGCCAGTCAACAGCGTAGTGGCTTACGGTGCATGGAAGCGTAATAGGTAGGCAGCACCAATGAACATCCAAGATGTCCAAGTTTTTTTGAATGATGCTGTGCATGAAGGTCAACGAATGTTCGTAGTTTGCTTCGTTGTCCAGCGTCATCAGTCCCACCTTTTCGGTGATGTTGTTCTTCCTCATGTAGTCAATCACGAGGTTAAGCATTACACCGCTATCCTTGCCTCCGCTGAAGGATATGTAAATGCGCTTGAAGTTCTTAAATATGAAGTCGATGCGCTCGTTGGCGGCATCGTATACGTTCATATCCTTTGCTACTCTCTTCATTGAAAAGGTACGCCCCCCACAGTCACCATCCACACCGGCCAGAGTGCTTCAGATGCCCGTGAGGGGCGATGTTTTGGTTCGTTGTGTTCATAGCTGCTGGCCCAGCGTGGTGCAAGTATAACGCTTCTATCCGTTCGTAAACCAATAGTCGCAACAAATACACCGCTCACCTTTCGGCACGGCGTTGAACGCATTACCATCCACCACGCGGTAGGGTATGCCCTTCCTTACGTGGCCGCAAACGGCGTTTGATTCCCAATGGTATTTCACGCCCGTCTTCATCCTACTCTTTGGCACATTGATAATGACGGGCCTCTTAAGTGTCATACACTTGACCGCGTGCGCAAAGGCTCCAATGGCCTCCGGATTAAAGGTCGGACGCCACCCATCCCATCGGCGTTGATAGGATGGGCTGCCCACTTCAGGCATCCATTCCTTAGCCACGTAGGCGTAGTCCTGCCACCGGCTACGGCCTGACCGCTCCACGGCTTGTAACTCTTCGGTCGGCAGGTAGTCCACCTTGCCGTTAATGGTGTATTCTATCATGCTCTGAGAGCGGGGGTCGAACCCGCGCTGTTCGGTAGGTGGTACTTAAAACGACCCGTATCGGTCTCCACCTCCTATGCCTCTACCCTTGGGCTACCTCAGACCTTTGCACGGGCGGCGGGGGTCGAACCCGCATCTCATCCGATGTTCTCACCAAGTACCCGTTAGGGATCCTTTGCACCGGCTGCGCTCTACCCTTGAGCTACGCCCGCCTATCACTACATTATACGTGCGCTCAGGTTGGCCGCATCTGTTTGCTGTCGGGATTGAGAACAAACCTACTTCGTCAGTCCACTGAACATCCAATCGCACTCATGCGGGTCAAACGTCCCAGTATACCACGCCATCCGCTCGGCATCGGTGAGCGTCAACTGTGCGTCACGGTATCCGGGGTCACGGTGCAAGCGTAGCGATTGCCGTAGACGCTCCACACGTGAGGCCGTAGTGCAGAACAATTGCGCAATCTCGCGATCACTCTTCTGCTGGTAGTACTTCTCGATGTACGCTTCGATGGTTATCATGGGTCCAACTTGTCTTTGAAGTGTTGAATGACGCGATCGGTCTTCGCCTTGTAGAACTCTGCAAAATCCGCCTGCCCTTCGTTGTTTTGTTCCCAAAGCCGATACAACACGTTCCGTAGCCGCTGGCTTTGCGTCTTAGGGTTATCGTATAGGTCCGTCTGCAACCCTTCCAACTCCGTCCGTTCGGCTTGTGTAATTTCGCTCTCTGCCTTGAAGTACAGGTATCCGAACCCGTCAAGCATGGAATGGATGTGGGCGATTTGTTCGCTCGTCTGCTCTTGGGTGATGAACCGAAGGGCTACGGTCTTATCCTTGCGGTTGCTGTAACCGTCAAGCTGGGCGGGGATAAGGATGGTGCGGCTCATTTGTCGTCCCGTTCGATGCGTTCACGTATCGCCCTCGCTGCTTCCGTCTGGCTTCCGTTTTCCATCCGTTGGTCCGGCGTGCAGTCGGTAATGATCTGGTGGATGCGTACCACTGCCTTGGGGGTAAGGTGGTGCCCGTCCCTTTCGAGACGATGCACCAACCCCCAAATAACCGTATCACTTGCGTTCGCGTCCATGTCGCGTTCGTTGCTCAGTATCACCATCAGAACGGGAGGTCATCTTCATCCGCCGCCTTGGCCGGTACGGGTGCGGCCTGCTGTGCCGGAGCCGGTGCCGCGTCCTTGTCGTTATGCCGCGTAAAATCCGCAGGGATGGCCGGGACGTTCGCGCCCTTCGGCGGCTGCATCGCACCCGTCACATTCGCCCATACCTTCCCATCCTGACTCTTGCTGTGCGTGATAGTCAGGTACGCTGGCTTCCCCACGAACTGATCCAACACCAACCGCGCCATGTGTTCGTCCGTCAGCTTCGGAAACCATGCCTTAATAAACTTCCGCACGTTGCTCGGATAGTCCGGCGTTCCCAGCGTTGCCGTTCCCCAATACGAAGCGTAGCGCGGCTTCATCTGCCCTTCGATTTCGATGGTCTCTTCGGTGAGAAACGAGATGCACACTTTGGTAATTGTTTCGCGGGTATCTACCTGCCCACGTTGGTTCGTCTGCCCCTTGTATTTGTTGGGCATCTCTTTGGTGAACACGTCACAGCATACGGCCATGAATGTTCCATCTGGGTGCGGCGTAAAGTTGCCGCTGTTTGATTGTCCTGAAGTTAGTACGGTGCTCATGCGTCCTTTTGTTTAATGCCTTTCGGCGTGTTGGTTTCTGGTTGTTCGTCTGACACGGGCATACGGCCCTTCGACCTGTTCTTGAAGTATTGCTCCGACACGTATTCGTCGTAACTCAGGTCTTCGCGTTCGCGTTGTTCGGCCATCATGCGGTCAAAGGCGGCGGAGGATTTCGTGAGGCTCATGGCTGGTCAAACTGTGCGGCCCGGAGCAGGCAGTGTTCAGCGATGGCGATGAGGTCCTCCTTGCCGGCGTATGCCGTGAGGCTGGCACCTGCACGTCCTGCATGTGCCGATACTATGGGGCGATTGTTTTCGTCAAGGTCTATCTCGCCTGTGCTGAACCGGAAGTAGTCGCGGGTCAGGGGTCCGTCCATCGTGTAAACCGATTCCGGTTCACGGCGTTCGCGGATAGATTCCTTTAGGCGGCCCCAAAGGGCGTCGAAGTTGTCGTTAGTCTGGCTCATTTGAAGTCAATGGAGGTTGAACGTTCGCTGACGATGAATCCAAGTTTCTCAAGTGCATCCCATGCTTCGCCAAGCAACTTGCTTTCTTCATCTTCGCATCCCTCTTCAGAGGTTACGGTGTCGCGTGAGATGTGCAGGACGGTGGTGAAGGTGGCGGGCATCCGTGCCGTGTTGGGCCAAGCGGGGTCGTAGGACATTTGTGTGGGTTTGTTAGTTTGTTAGGTGGTGCAATACTACGAATTCTTTTCGTACTGGTGCGCATCCGGTGCAATTTGGAACGCGTCTAAATAGCGGGTCCGCAGGAAGGTTAACCAAGATGCGCATGACGTGGCACAATGTGGACCTTTTACGGTGCGTGTGCGGGAAGGTTTCACGCGGGTGCGGTAGTCTGCTGCCCGTGCTTGCTCGTCTGCGAAGGTGTGGCGTCCAAGTTGGATCATAGGTCAAGTAGTTGTTTGATAGCGTTGCGGAGGTAGCGGAGGAGGCGGGTCATAGAATGTCCCTGTATTGAACAAGTCCCTCGGCTTCGTAGTGGAATAGTTGCCTTGCCGTTTCGTAGTTCGTCACATGAAACGACCAAACTATACCAATGTGGTTGGTCCGGTACACGACCGTGCCGATACGGTCGATAAACCATTGAAGTGGCTTTCTCATGTGTTGGCGTCTTTATGCCGCAATCAATGTGTTGTACGCAATCTAATCCTCCATGCAATAAAGGATCATGTCTTCTTCAGACACTCGCCAGAATGAACTCGGATAGTTGTTCAGCGAGATGAAGCACTCGCCCTTGTACCTGTACCCGGCCCAGAAGCAGTCTTTAACATGCCCGCCAGTGCCTTCGAGCACGCCATTCAGCATCACATCAAGGCCCTCTTCTTGACTAATGCACTTGCCATGTTCGCCTGTGAACTTTTCCATGTGTGTTAGTTTTTGAAAGTGAAAGACCGCGTACAACTACGCATTGCCAAAAGGCTGTTGAATGCACAGCCGTTCGGGTGAAAATTTAACATTTGCTCGTTCAGCGATCATCTTCTTCAGCTTCGGTCCGAATCCGCTGTCTTCGAATGTGCGCTGCGCCTTGGCTTGCATTCCTTCTGTCATATAGTATTGCAGGAGATCCACCATTTCCGCAGCACGCTCTGCCGTTGCGTAGTTTAAGGTTCCCTTGCTGGCATTGAGTGCTGATGCGAAGGTGGCGGTCAATTCTTGCGTGTTCATGGCGTGTTGTTGTTCGTTGACCTGACAAATGTAGGCAAACTTTTCACCGGTGCAACACCGGGACGTTATTTAGACGGAATCTAAATAAGGGGCACCCCGTCGGGCGTAAAGAATCTTTACATATACTGCCCGACGTGTATAGAAAAAGCCGAAATCTTTACACGTACCACAGACCCGCCCCGTAGGCCAGAGCCTCGAACACGTAGGCGATGGTCCCGGCGCGGTGGTGGCCTGCCTTGTAATCGCTGAACATAGCGATGAAAAGCCAATCGTATTCGTTGCTGTCGCTTATATACCTAACGTCCAAGCCCCGCAGCCTATTCAAGAACACCCGGAAAACCCCGCTGAACAGAAACGCCAACGGCACAGCCAGCAGCCACGCGTCAAACAACCCGCACCAAAGGAGCACCCACGCCGCACGCATACACCATTGCAGCCCGTGCCGTATCTTCCTCCCTTCCGCAATAGCCTCGGCATCGTCCATAGCGCACCACCACGCAAAAGCAGCGGTGACAAGGGAAAGGACCAATTCGTTCATGGCTTCTGTTTGTATCCTACGGGGTTTCTCTCCTGTTCAGGTGGCGAGAACGGCATCCCCGTTGCCAGCCCCCGGCTATCGTCATCAGCAAGGCCTACAATCACCCATTCCGCCCGATGCCGCCACGCCTTGCCGATCACATCCTCCACAGCCTCCACGATGCGGTGCATCCTTTCAGGGCCACGAACGAAGATGATCTTGCTATCCGGGTTGACGTGAATCATCGTACCACTGTTGCGCTACGTTTACGGCGATTTCCAAAAGGTACGCACGTTGGGCATGGTCCGGCGTGTTAATGGTCACAGCGATGCCCTTCCGGTCCAGTATGTACCGCTCCACAAGGGCTATCTTTTCAGCTACGGTCAATGAATCTTGCCGTCAATGATGCGGATGTTCTTAACCCTGAAGTCCCCGCTCTGATCAATTTCTATCCATGCGAAGCCGTGGTTCCACTTCGTGTGCCGCATCCAATCCGGAGTTGTCGTGCATAGGCACCCGGTTGTCCATGCTCCACGGGCCTGCCTGTTAAGGCCCGGCTCACTGTGTTCGGACGTCCGGTGGAAGTGCCCACAAATAGCGTTTTCTCCGGCCCGTAGGTATAGCCATCGGGCAGGGTTCACACCTCCGCCACCCCTAAACTCGTGGCCGTGCAAGTGGGCAAGTTTGCCCGTTCGCACAACGCGCATATCATCCACCCATTCCACGTTCATCATTGCACCCGGTCCTGCAAACGAACACAGGAAGCCGGGGACATCCATGTTCGGAAGTGAGAACAACTCAGGGGCTTTCCTCATTAGGAAGTGCTTGACCCTTACGCAGTGGTTACCTTCCATCCACACAATCCGCGCCTTTGGGAAGTGCGTCCGTAAATCCTCCAAGAACTCCGCAAGCATCAGAAACTCCTGCTCCAATAGGTCGCGGGGGTTCAGGTTCGGGTGCGTGGAGAGATTGGGCAGGTCAAGAATATCCCCGGCCAAAAGGATGATAGTGGGGTCGTGTTGGTGCCCGTAGTTTAATGCGGCTTCTAAGGCGCGTTCGTCGTGAAACGGGAAGTGAATGTCGCTTAAACGTAACACTCGCTGGGCACCGTGGATAACGTAGTCCGTGTGTTCGTCGGCCATAGACTTGGCGATGCGCCAATGCGGGGCCACCCGTGACGCCTCGCCCGTGTATTGCATCGGTCCCGGAAGGCAGTGCGTCTTATCCGATGGGGACAATATCCCGCGCTGCCTGCGGATGATTTTTACCAATGCCTGAACAGAAGCGAACGCGTGTTCGTGCTTGGCGTACACCATCCGCGCTAACGTCTGGTGCGGCGTGTCGGGATACTTTGCACACCATTCGTTTACGATGGCCCGTTTGGCAAGGACGGTGATGCTAATTGCCATCGGCAAGGGCTAAGATATATGCGTACTCACGACAGTAATCGTTAAAGGTCTGCTCCGCAAACCCGTAGGCCACCACAGCGGCACGCATGGCTGTAAATGTTTCGTCAATGGTGGCACCATCAAAGAGGGTATCAACTTGGATTCGTGGATGCCCTTGACCCATCGGGCCGTGCGGGTCGCTGGGTTCGATAGTGATCTTCATGAGTGATTTCTATTTGACCGGTGACTACTTCGTTAGACGGCGGTGCGTAACGGAAGCAATGGTTGCGGCGTTCGGCGTTGGTGCCTTCCACGCGCAGGGAAAGGTAGACCAATGCTGGTTCGCCGTCAACGGTGGCATCCATAATACGTCCGGGGATGTATGTCTCAGGCATGGGTCAGGTAATAGAATGCGCCCCATGACAAGGCTGCGGTGATAGCAGCACCCGTGACGTTGCTGCGCATTCCGCGTGATACTTTGATGACGCCCATGACCACCACGGCGGTGAAGTAGAGAGCGGAGGCAAGGGCGATGGATGCAATCATCGTGTGAGTTGTTGACCACCAATATACGCACCTACGGCGACAAGGATGCCAAGGCCGAAGCCTTTCCACCCCCTACCCTTTGCCTTGCCTTTCCAAAACTCCGCATCTTTCACCGCTTGGTCCCGGATGCGGATGGCCTCGGTGGTCCTCCATTGGTCGGCCTTCCGCCATGACCGTAGGCTGTCGGATTCAACCGCGTAGGACTTGCTGACCTGAACCTGCTTGGCGTACATGGCCGTCAGTATAGCCCGTGCGCGGCGATGGTCCACCCCGCTGTGCAGCGTGTCGAGGATCTCGTAAGCCTCGGACACGGTGAAGCAAACAAGGCTATCTCGTGCGGGCTGCGCGTAGGATGCTATCACGGATAGCAGGGACAGTAGTAGGACGGGGGCGCGGTTTGCCATGTGGAATCAGTTTAGAGAGGCTATCTATCTCGGCTTGTAGTTCGATGCGGTTGCGGTGCCCTTCACGTAACAGGGCGTCCTTGAAGCGTTCCGTTTCGGCCATGCTCTCGATCCGCACGGCAGACAGTTCGGCGGCGTGCTCAAGGGCTGCGATGCGCTGGGCCTTTGATGCGTTCTGAAGGACCAACACCACGCAAACGATAACGAGGATGCCGCACAGAATGGCGAGGGCTTTGGCGAGGATGCTCATCGGACTGATTGACCAAGAAAGTTGAAAAATCTAAAGGGGTTGATGACATCCTCCGCATTCCACATTATAGCGATGACCTGCAACACTTCATAATCGCCGTCGGTGTCATATTGGGTGAGCCTGTAATAGTTGACACCGTTTACGGGGCTGCGGTCCTCAAAGTTGTAAATGACCAATTGCATGGAATTACCCATGCCCTCAACGAACCCTATGTTCAGCCAGCTGGCTAAGTCGGTGCTGCGCTCTACCATGAAGCCATAGCAGTTCAGTTCGCTGCCCGTCGCCCATGTCACATTGATGCCGGTCGCCGTTGACGATGCGGTTATGTATATGAGCCGCACAGGTATGACTATGTTCTCCGCCGTGCATAGCAAGGTAACAACCCCCGTTGTGGGGCATTGCGTGGTATAGCATACAACGTACTGCCCACCCGGCTGGAGGTCCGTAAATAGACCGGATGGAGATTCTACGACCGATAGGCAGGATTGATCATAGATGCTGTAAGCTGTTAGAGCGTCTTCACAAGTGCCTTGAGGGACGAACGCGGTGAATGTGAACTCTATCGAATCGGTCGGCGCGGTGAAGGTGTAGCACGATTGGATGGATGCTCTGGGCGGAAAGAATTGCACACAACTATTATCGACGAATGGCGTAGCCGTTTCGCAACTGTTTGTTTGAGACGCACATAGCGTGCTGATTGCACAAAGAAGCACCACCAATAACGCCCTCGCTTTGCTCATTCTATGCTTCGGTTATAATGGATGGCGTTCCATAAATCTTTGAGCGTTTTCATTTTCTGCATCTTGCCGTTGAGACCCTCATGGGTCCAGCCAGCGGTATTGCTCCGGCCACGGTCGGAGTCCCATAGCCAGTAGTTTATCCATTCGCCATCATCACCGACAGCCTCGCTGAGCATCTCGATGTATGCCTTGACCATCGGCCACCCGAAGGTGACGCACGGCTTATGGTCGTCCGGAGCCAACTCCCCGTGGATGAAGTCAGCCACGCGGTCCTGCGAATCGAGCATGTCGTGGATAACCACCATGCGCTCCTTGAATGTCGCGAAGTTCATGGTTCTGAAGGTTTGAACCCGGCGGCTTCGGCGGCTTCAAGCTCATCCATGCCTGTCAGTGGTTCGCGACCTGCCCTTTCCTCATGGATGTCGCGAAGATTTGCTAAGGCATCCACCAGCTGCTGTATCAACTCGGCGTCCTTGGCGCGGGCGGCTTCGTAGGTGTCTCTGACTTGTTCAGCAATATGCGTATCCTTAACATATCCAAGATCGGCATCGCTCAGCAGCGGCTCTCGTTTCGTGTTGCTCATCGTGTTTGCCCTGTGTAGTTGCGGTAAGACATCCCGACCAGCACCGCCTCGATAGCCCCGGCCATCGTCACGGCCACCCATCCACCGGCAAGCCATGTGTTAGCGCCGACCACAATCATGATGGCGCACGCTGATTGTATAACGGTGAACGCCGTCCATGACGTTCGTCCGAATCCCGTTGGACGCGTCAGGTACTCGCCGAAGGTTTCGCGCTTGTATTGGCCGTCTCCGGCCTCCGGTTGTTTGCTCATGCCTTGGCGTTTTGAATCAGAACGAACTTCTTGAATGCCGACCGAACGAAGTTAACCGCATCCTCCTGCGTGCAGTACCCTTCAGCGATGCCGCTACCGCCGTGGCGTTTGCCGTTAGCGTCTTTGATTCTCCAACCCCATTGCCCATCCACCTTGCGGCTGGGATATATTTCGATGATGTGCTTCATGCGGCAAATATAGCACACCGGGCTACCACTAGTGCAACTATTTACGGCACCACCTTTAGCTTGCGTTCGCCGCTGTCCCAGATGATATGCCGGACCCGGCGCGGAAGGATGATGCACCCCTCGCTGGCCGTCCCCGTCCGATTGTCTCCATGGATCATCAGCGCGGAACGTCCGAACGTCTCCGTCAATGGCACCGGCGTTAGATCCATTGCGAACGGCCCCACGTTAACGGAGTTCCTCGGCTTCCCGATAATCCAAAGCCCCTGCGGGATGGGTCCAACGCTGGGAATGTGCTGCATGGAGCAGTTGTTCTTTCCGATGCCCTTGCCGCTGTAACCCGTGGCGACCTTTTGGCCGTTAGGGTCAGTAAGCACGCCGGTACTCTGTGAGTAGGTCCACATTAGTCAAAGAATTCAGGGAACCGTTTGCGCAGCTTGTCGCTCAATCCCCACCCTTGCAAGTAGTCCGCCTTGCCCGCAACCTCAATAATGATGGCACCTAACACCACGCCCGTTAGGAACTTTAGCATCGGCCCGCCGATCATCGCATCGTATCCAAATAGCACGTTATCGAAGAACGACCCGGCCATCATTACGATGCCACCCACAAACCATTTTGATGCGGGTCCGCTAATCATCCGCCACGGCTTGATGGGCGTGTTGGTGGTGTGCGGTTGCTTGTTCTTCTTGTACACGCGCATTACGCCAAGGATGGCGTCAAGGATGCACAGCACGAGGAACATTCCGATGGCGACCATTGACGCCTCCACGCTTTGCACGATGGCAATGGCAACGCCGGTAAGGACTTTGGACGCCCATGCAATTGGCCCTCCGCTGAACACTTCGAGCACTGCGGTCTGTACTTGTACGGCAAATGTTGGAGCCATGTCAGTTGTTGCGTGTTGCATTGGTATAGACGTATGGATAGGTGACGAACGGTGATGCTGCAATAGCATCCTGCATCTCTCTAATCTGTGCGGATTGCTCCGTCAACTGCTGTCGTAATTTTATGTCTCGTGCCGATGCTTTTCGCTCACGAACGATGTAAATCACCGCAATGATTATGGACGCAATTATGCTCATGGCTTGCTGAAGGTGATGCCGTCGTAGATGTCGCCGATGGCGCGGTCCTCATCGTCGTTGGGGACCATCAGGTCGTAGCGTCCCGGGTAGACGTAGGTCGGCAGTTCGGCCAGATCAAGGACGATGATGTTGTGGACTATGCCACCACGGATGACGCAGACTCTGTTCATATCGCGAAGACTTCGTAGACCAAAAGGAATCCGTTGCCGCCAGCACCTGACGCGCCGCGTGT